GATAATGTCCATTGCTAGAGCTATAGCAGATGGATCATCCAAAGCTGTTCTCTCTGAGATACGAAAAAACCCCTAGCCGAAACTAGGGGTTAAGTCTAAGACGATTTATCTTTATTTTTTTTATGATCAAGCATTAGGCAGGAGATACAGAATGCTTGATTAACGATCTCGTCTGACCGCATATACTTTCCAGATGCTAACAAACCCGACAATGCAGCACCTGCAAAGTAATCCCTACTAGGTACATCACCTGTAGGAATCTCTGATTTAAGAAACTCTTGGGCTTCTTGCTCAAGGGTTTTTTTATTTTGTCTGTTCATTTATGTTTTTCAACCCACTTCTTACGAAGACGGTCTACATACCAACTCATTTTATCAATATCTTCTAAACCATTTTTATTTTCAAATCTAAATAAATATCTTATAATATTGGTAACATGAGGAACGTACTCTGCTGAAGTATTCTCAGCCATAGCCTCAATGATTTCAATACATTCTAACTTTGAATTAGTGTAGTGAATAGGTTTGTTTACTGGGTCAGGTAATGATCCTATTGTTAAAGTATCTAACCCTGTCAGTGTATACTGTTCTTCCATTTCTTTCCTTCCTGCCAAATCTAAAAGATCTGAAACATCACATTCTCCACAAAGACCACTATCATCTAGATAGCTTCCACATATAGGACATGTCATAGCTCTACTAGTTCTGCCTCTGTGTATGGGATATGAAAGAATGTTTCACCCTTCCATATATTTTTTCCTTTGGCTTCTTTGATTCTATCATCAGTCATGAGAGTATCTTTTATTCGCCAAGCTTTCTTAAGATTTTTATCAAAGACATAGAAGTTAAGAACACCGTTCTTTTCTTTATACTTTTCTATTAACCTTCTCTTTCGAGAGGGAATCCTAATCTCTTCCCAGTGAGTAGGCCAGTCACCTGCCCATGCAGTCTTTACTTCTGCCTCATTAAAGTATGTGTACCCATCCTTCTGAGTAACTACGTCTACATTGTAGTCCTCTACGGTTGAGACAACTTGGTGTCCTTTGTTCTTGAGATGTTCTACTAAAGCTTCTTTAGCTTTTTCATCAAAGATATTATACCAAGTCTTGCTAAACGGCCTGTTAGTTCTTTTCATTATGCCTCCTTTTTAGTTCGCATAAAAGAAGTTGTTGCTCGTAGTCGGACATTAACATCCAATTCCGTATCTCGTCAACAGTTCTTTTACATCCCACACAGAAACCATCGTCACCTATATCACAAACTTTAATGCAAGGAGATGGAGTGCTCCCAAATCTAGGAGCAATCCTTCTTCTTACATGAGGGATACTCATACTACATACACAAATCTTCATACAGACTTGTATAAAGTCTATGTTTGCTTTGATCTTTACTAACGTACTTCTTTTTAAACCAAGCTAGTATGTTATTCACACTTACGCAGTCCTGTCGCAACATCATAATAACAAGCACCCCCCTCGTCTACAAAGTCCTGAGTCTCTTCAATGTCATCTTCTTGAACTAGTTCCTCAGAAGCAGAAGCATTGAGAATACCATAACGTTTACCTGCTGCCCTGAATGTTGTGCAACCAGAAGCACCGCCATCATAAGCATCCATGTAGACTTGTTTAAACTCTTCCCATGTAACTTCTTCACCTGTGTTACATGTCTTAGAACAAGCTGAGTCAACAAATCGAGATGCAGCATTCAATACTTTTACGTGATCAAACACAGACAATTCATCTGCTGTCTTACCTTTAACTCCAAACACTCTGAATCCGTAGTCTTCTACTCGTTCAACCTTAGGTCCATCAAAGGTTTGGATAGTTCTGTCGTAGTAATGGGAGAAGACTGGCTCAATACCTGAAGAGATGTTGTCTGCTGAGAGGCTGATAGTTCCTGTTGGTGCAACAGAAAGAAGATGAGAGTTACGAATACCATGCTCCCTAATGAGATCAAATATGTGAGGAGGTAAAGACCTAGAAAAACCAGACTCAAGGTAAGCTTCAGTAAATAAAGGAAAGGGTTCTTTCTCAATAGCCAACTCAACAGAAGTTGTGTATGCAACATCCCTAATTACTCCCATGATTTCTTCTAGGGCTTGTAGGAAACGTTCACTACCATACTCAAACCCTAATGCTTCTATGCAATTAGCCACGCCTGTTACACCTAAACCCATACGTCTTTTACTTTTAGCTTCCTCTTCCTGTTCTTTAAGAGGGTACACTGCTCTGTCTACTACGTTGTCCATTGCTCTGACAACATGTGGTATATCATTTCGTAGTTGATCCCTATTAAAAACAAACTTACCACCAATGTTAACGATATACTTTGTCAGGTTAAAAGAACCTAAAAGACATGCACCGTTAGGAGGAAGAGGTTGCTCACCACAAGGATTCGTAGCTGCGATAGTTTCACAGTACTGTAAATTATTCTTCTTATTGATACGATCAATGAAGAGGATTCCAGGCTCTGCCCAATCCCATGTGCTGCGTAAGATCTGATCCCATAGTGCAGTAGCACTTACAGTTTTGTAAACTCTATCCTCAAACTTAAGATCAAAGTCTTTGTCTTCCTTGACTGCTTGCATGAACTCGTCAGTCACACCCACAGAGATATTGAACTGAGTAAGCCTATCACTATTGTTCTTTGCTGTAATAAATTCTTCAATGTCAGGGTGATCTACACGTAGCACTCCCATCTGTGCTCCACGTCTGTGACCTGCAGATGATATAGTATCACAGATAGCATCAAAGATTCCCATGAAAGAAAGAGGACCACTTGACCTACTATCCAAGGAACGTATCAATGCACCACGAGGACGCAGAGTAGAGAAGTCGTAACCAATACCACCACCTAGTCGCATTGTTTCTGCTGCACGTCTTGCAGCTTCCATGATACCATCCATACTATCTTCAATAGTAACAGAGACAAAGCAGTTGTAAGGAGTCACACGTCTTGGTGCTCCCATAGCAGACTGCACCCTACCTGCCGGGAGAAATCGTTGGTTGTATAGTATGTCTCTGAACTTTGAGAAATGTTCTTCATCATCCTTTAATGCTTCAGCTACACGAGTCATTGCTTCTTTAAATGATTCGCCTTTGCTTCGATACTTCATTGAGTGTATCTCTTCTGAGATTGGCTGCGTTGGTCCGTACTCTATTTCTGTGTTGGGTATATTCATCTGTAATCTCCTGATCCTTTTATTTTACCACGTTTTTCTCTGCTATCTAGCTTCTTCATATTCTCTTTTACTACATCATCAAGGTTTATTCCTAAAAGATTCAGGATAGCTATGAAGTAAAAGAACATATCCCCTGCCTCTAGTGTAACACTATGCTTATCTAAAGGTGTATCATCTCTTTTGTGCTTCTTTAACTTTTCAAAGAACTCTCCTGTCTCCCCTATCAACCCCATTGTATTTTCTAGGAATCTTTTATCACCAGTAGTAATCATTTTATTTTCTACCCACTCAGCATAATCTTCTAGCTTAATTGGTTGTGATGTTTGAAAGGCTTCAAAGTACCCCATATCCTCTAGATCTTTTCCTGTTAACATTACTTCTCCTTTACTTCTATCTCTTCTATTTCCATATCATCTATATCATAGATAGTATCCTCTATGACTTCTTTTAAACCTATCGTTGCACCACTGATATCTGAAGCTATGAAGTTAGCATCAGGGTCTAGCTTAACTAGCATTGTTACTTCAAACAACAAAGATGAAACTCCAAGTTATAATTAAATTTTTAATACGGTCAAGAATTATTCTTTAATCCATTCATCAGGAATGTCTTTATCTGCAAACTTGAAACCATACCTATTACACCAATCTCCATAGGAGGACTTAGCTCCTTTATAAAGTTTGGCTCTACTGTTCTGAAAAACAAAACGAATATCTAGTTCAGGGAATTGTCTAGCTATCTCTTTGTGCTTACGCCTGTCGGGTGCTACAAATCGTCCTTTAGCTTCGATGATTATTCCGTTGTCCAACACAAAGTCAGGAGTGTAAGTCCTAGTCTTTATGTCAATCCACTTTATCTTTTCTTTCTCGTAAGTGAACTTAACTTTTTTCTTTTTTAATTCTTTAGCAAGATCATCCTCAAATCCAGAACGGTATCCTGCTTTGAGGGCTGATGTTCTAAATCTTTTTCTGTTCACTACAACCACTCAGGTTTTTGTATCACTGTGTAGTCACCCCAACCTGTGCTGTAATCAGATTCTTTCTCTGCCTTTGCAATAGTAGCTAAAGTTTTGTGTAGTTTTTTCATACCCCAATGCATAACATCTTGTCCCATCTCATGTATATGTGAGAGGTATGGAGCAGATTTTTCACAAGCAATAAAAGAAAATTTATCTACTTCATAACCTGCTAACTTACATGTGTATACATAGTGAGCACCCTGCAACAAGTACCCATACTTGATACACTCTTTCATAAAACCTTTTGGACTAGCATCCTGTGTTGTCTTTACATCAAAGACTGTATGCTCTGCTTCAATCAATAAGTCTGGGCGAGTTTTCAAAGTTAAACCTGAGATAGGATCTTCCACA